AGCGCTCCAAAGCATGAATCCAGATACACCGCCAGTATTGCGGGCCGTGGCCTCGGACTGGAAAGTCGTTAGGGATTTTGATACAGCCGGTAACACGCCGGACACGGATTTCATCTTCGTTCCATCCGAACTTGCCTGATATTTTCCAACATATACCTGATTAATATCGCTACTGCCGCTGCGGAACGCTGGATGAATGGAAAAACCACTCACGAGTTGATCAGATATCCACCAGGCTTCCTTTCCATCGTTCGCACCGCCGGAAATGACCGCTCGCTTTATGTAGAATTTCGGAATTTTAACCATCGACTGGCTATCAATGGTCACGTCCTGAATACCGCCGAATACAGGATGATCATCGAAGTAGGATGCGCCCGGCGTTATCGTGTTGCCATCTTGGTCAACGTGAACCCATGTACCTCCTCCGCCGCCCGTGGCCGTACAAGCTACACCGATTATGTAGGCAAAAACTTGCTTTGTCGTAATTTTGATCTCGCTCGACCATGCCGACCAACCTAAGGTCGTCCCCTTATGCCGCGCACGCAAATAATACTGCTTCTGGCCGGCCTCCAACACACCTGCCGGGAGTACGATGGAGAGTTTGTTTGTCTCATCCTCGTCGGAATCGTATTCCGGGTCGTCCCAGTCGCTCGCGGCGGCCCGCACCTGCCATTGGCTGGCTGCGTGCGTGTCTTCAGTCTCGCCGACGACAGCAAAGGCTCCAGTCTGGATTGTCGGCTGCTCGATCACGTCAACAGCGTTATTAGCCGGAGACACAATCGTTGGAGCCTTTATGTAATCGAAGGTTGCAGCGGTCGTGAAGTCCGTCACCACGGACCAGTCGGACCAAAGCCCAGCGACATCCTTCACTCGCGCGCGCAAATAGTACTGTGTACTGACCGAAAGAACCCCAGACGGCACAAGATACGACAATCCGAGCACTGTTCCCGAATCGTGCAGCACTGTTGCAAAATTTTCGGCAGTCGAGATGTTGAATTGTGTTCCGGCATGAGGGACACCATAAGAGCTGCTGTACGACGCAATAGATAGGGTTGGTTCTCCCATGATATCTGTTGCGCCGTCTGCCGGAGTGGATATTGTAGGAGCATTCGGACGCAGTGCCTCGTTGACGTACACTCCCAGCCCGGTGGCAGCGGAAACCACAACGATATGGCTGATCGTCACCGCCTCGTCCTCTATTTCCATCTTCAGGCAACCGTCGCCACGCATGGGGAGAATGTACTCGTAATCCGCAAACCCTTCAGGAATATCTCCGCCCTGCCTGCGCATGGACCAGATTACTTCAGTCCACGTCGTTTTATACGCGTCCATGTAGTATAGCCGACACTGAGCGCTGTTTAGGCTGCGTCGCACTATAACGGCTCCGCCTTCCTGGTCATCTCCGATATTCACTATTTTCGATAACCAGATATCGCCTACCTCGCAGAGAGCATTCGCCTTATTCGCGTAATCCATCGTGCAGCGCGTAAGTACGCCCACGCCAAGGTTGCGCGGCAGATTGATGTCTATGCGGATACGGTTTGCGGAGAGGATTGCCGTGCATTTGATCAGGATGTTTCCGGTGGTGTCGCTGAGGACGTAGTAAGCGCCAACATGCAGTTGCGAGGTATCCTCCACATCCACCGAGTCATCTCCCGAAATACCGGAAACTATGGGCGTATCGACGGCGTCAATCAAAGTAAATCCCGGTGCCCATAATTCAAAGGCGATTCGGTTGTCGCGGTAAAGCCAATCCAAAAGGACGGCACGCTGCACGGCTACCGCGCTTGTTTCTTCCAAGCCATCCACACGGGAGATTAGAGCGGCCAGCTCCTCATCGGTCAACCCGAGAGCATCGCGCAGGTAAGCGGTGTTATCGAGCAGCAACTGATGAATCGGGTTCCAAGTGTCCGGGTGCGCCACGCTTTCCGTGGTGAGCGCCGGCAAGGATTCGCTAAATTCTGGGGGAGACCCCGGGACTAATTCAGGCATCATATCCTCCTTCTTTAATACTCAAAAACGAGTTCAAACTCAATTTCTGTTTCCGGCTCAAGCTCTTTTGGGGCTACAACACGCCGCCCCATCAGGGTGCCGTCCGCCGCAAATACGCCAACTTCGCGCACAGCATTCTCCCCTACATCCTCGCCGGATACGACACCCCTGACCGTCATACTCGCGCCGCTTACCTCGTTGGTCGTGGTCACCCGGAACACTTCCACCTGTAAAGCCGTATCGGTGTCAGGACTATACGGGGCATCGCCTGATCCGACGGCCAACCAGGTCGCTTTCGGTATGGCGCCCCCGGTTGCGGCTGCGGTGGCCACCTTATTTCGATAAGCCGCAGTTGCGGCGATTGCAGTCGGCATCAGATCACCTCTCTATATGTTGCACCGTCACGGCTGATAGCCGCCACGGCGGAAAACCACACGCCCGGAAGACCAGGCTCCAAGCCCAAGCGCCACGTTCCGTCAAGTGGCTCGGACCCCTCAAGCTGCTGGACGGGTAGAGTGCGATCACCGCCCGCCGCTTGCACAGGCAGGACCGAGTGAACGCACATACTTAAATCGCCGAATCCGCTGCACAATGGATCGCCGGCAGGCTGGAGTCCCGTCAGCCATACAATGCCACGAAGCCCCCAACTGCCATCCAGGGTCCGCTCGGCATAATCGCCACCGATATCCCAGCAGCCGTCGAGTGTTTTCCACCTGTGAACGACGAAGCGACTGCATCGGATTAGGCGCACAATCAATCGCTGCGATGGGGCGAGCATCGTAATGAGAGAGCTAAAAATCGACCTAAAAGCAGTTATCAACCCCCGCAAATGACAACGGACGGGCGCATATTTCGCAGCTATGGCCTTGATAAGGCGCTGCTGCGCCCTGTTCCACGGCCAATCAGCGATATTCAAACGGATCGCGTACTCGGCCCAATGGCGCATGGCCAGCATTCGGATCGCGCCGGCAGGAGGAGAGAGCACAATGGAGCCGTCAGTAATCCACGTGCCGTCGAGCATCCGCCCTCCGGCGGCCTCCCATTCATCGTGGTAGGTCCTATATTCGATGATTCTCGATCCGGGATAGCCGATGTTTTCCAATGCGGTGCGTACCGCCCACAGCGTGCCCTTCTTTTGATGTATGCTCACGCTGGCGGCAATCGCAGCCCGCTTCACCTCATCGCTCCAACCGCTGTCCCATTCGTCCACGCTAAAACCCCAAGCCAACCAGGGCAATAAATCGGACGGACAGGTGTCCGGGTTCCAGACCTCGCGCACGACCACCGGCACAGGCCGGTCGATGGCCTCACTGATAGCCCGCTCCTGCGCGGTAGCATTAGGCGGTAAAAGGTCAGACACCGGTGCCTCCAGTCGTGACGGTTATCGATGTGCAGTAAGTCGCCTCGCCGTCGCCGGTAACAATCGACGCAACGGGCGAAGTGAGGACGACATTTTGCACCCCAGGCTGATGTAATGCCGCGTACAGGCCCGACAGGGTGACATCGTACCCAATACGGTGCATACTTTCTGTGTAGGCTCTCACGGCATCCTCGGCGGCCTGGCGCACAACCTCGGCATCGGGGTCGGGGTACATGGTAAGCTCGGCCTCGACGGCATACGGCACGATGGTGGCCGATGACACGGTGACATGATCGGTCAATGGCCGAATATCTTCAGCATTTAGCGCGGCCTCGACGATACTCAATAGCTCCGGCGATGCCTCACCATTGCCAGTGCGGCTGAGCACATAGACCACTACCTCGCCGGGTTCGGGGCTAACCGCCTGGATGTCCTTCACGTCGGCATCGGCGCTCAGGCCGTGGAACACGTAGCTCCCCTCGCTGCCGGCCGTCGTGATACCCTCCAGCGCAAGCTGGATGCGGGCGCGATAATCATGATCCGATTCATACACCGGGGGGCGGGGAGGGATGGCAGTTGGGTCGCCGGGATCGATTATCAGGCGAGCCACGTTGAAGTTTGCGCCGATTTGGTCCAGGTCTGCCCCCACGGCAAAGGCCAGCATCACGGCCTTAGCGGCATCATTCACGCGCTGGCGCAATAATAGCTCGCGGTAGGCGGCCACCTCTAAAATCTTATAGGCCGGGTCAGACTCGACCAAAGCTGTAAAGACCGGGTCACGAACGGTTAAATCAGCAATCATTGCTGACA